GAATACTTTGCAGGTAAAAGAGAATTGGATGATACGATTGATTGTATCTTTCAGTATTACCGCAAACATGGTTATCCGTATATGAAAATCACCGAACAAGAAAAACATGAACACATGAGAAAACTTCAACAGTTTGATTATGATTCTATTTTCAAAGATGGTGATATAATTCAAACCATGAACGGACTTCGATTGGCGTGGTCATACTTTCCTCATGCAATGGAAGTAAAGTGTGGCAATTCTAAAATGTCTCCTATGGATAATTTTTTGAATGACCAAACATTCAAAATGACTATTCGTAAATGTTTGAAATGGTTATCAAAACATTGGGGTGGTTCTTTTCAAGAAAACCGTTTGCGTCAATCACTTAAAATATATTCTGGTGTTCAAGGTGTTTCCAATTTCAGACCAACTGCCGCCGGTGTTATCTATAAAAAATATGGCGGTGACGGTGTTATGTGGGATATGTCTTGCGGTTGGGGTGGAAGATTGGTGGGTGCTCTTGCATCACCATACATCAAAACGTATATCGGAACTGAACCATCTACAAAAACATTTGAAGGACTATGTAAACTTCGTGATGACTTTGATTATCTTGGGAAAGATATTCAATTAAACATGATGGGTTCAGAAGATTATCTTCCAGAAGCAGAAACATTAGACTTATGTTTTACTTCACCACCATATTTTGATACAGAAAAATATGCAGATGAAGAAACACAGTCATACAATAAGTTTCCAACAAGAGAAGATTGGGGTTCTGGTTTCTTACAAGGGACATTTCGGAATTGTTATCATGGATTGAAAAAGGGTGGCTATATGTTAATCAACATAGCCAACACACCAAAGTATAAAGACCTCGAAGAAATGACTATAAAGTATGCCAACTTAGTTGGCTTTACTCATACTGATACCCTACAACTGATACTATCTGCCGTCATGGGTGCAGGATATAAAAGAGAGCCAATCTTTGTTTTTCAAAAATAATTTGGATCTTATCTAGAAATTTTGTATATTAGTATATGAATTTATCAAACATTAAGGTATGTTATGTTTAACCCCTCACACACAATTTGGAATGAAAAGTATCGTCCACAGACACTTGACACTTATGTTGGCAACGATACTGTAAAGGCAACCTTTCAACAATATATTGACACAAACGATGTTCCTCACTTACTACTTTATGGCGATGCTGGTAGTGGTAAAACCACACTTGCCAAGATTGTTGCAAATACTATTGCAAAAGATAACTACATTTATATCAACGCATCTGATGAAAACTCCGTAGATACGGTTCGTGATAAAATCAAACAGTTTGCTTCTTCGATTGGTTTCGGTGGATTGAAATTGATTATCCTTGATGAATGTGATTACATGACACCGAATGCGCAGGCGGCACTTCGTAATGTGATTGAAACATTCAGTAAGACTACTCGTTTCATTTTGACTTGTAACTATGTAGATAAGATTATCGATCCTATCCAGTCTCGTTGTCAGATATTCAATATAGTTCCGCCATCGAAGAAAGAAGTTGCTTCACACCTTGTAAAAATTCTTGATGGTGAAAATGTAAAGTATGAGAAAGATAGTCTTGTAACAATTATCAATCAATCTTATCCAGATATTCGCCGTGTGATTAACACAACTCAAAGATGTGTTATCGGTGGTGTTTTGAAATTGGATGAAACAACTTTAGTAGAACACAATTATCTTTCTTCTATTGTTGATATTCTCAAATCAAGTAAGAACAAAAAAGAAAAGTTTGATGGTATTCGTCAGTTACTTGCTGATAATCATGTTAGAGACTTTAATCAGATGTTTCGTTATCTGTATGATAATGTTGATACATTCGCCAATGGTTTTGTTTCAACTATCATCTTGATAATTGCAGAAGCACAATACAAAGACAGTTTTGTTGTAGACCATGAAATAAATGCCATGGCTATGTTTATTCAAATTATTATGGAAATTGACCAACGGAGGTAACAATGAGTGTGTATGACATTAACGGTGGTGGAGAAATACCACAACAGCAACAACAAGTAAATGTAGACTTAAATCAGGCAACTGATATTGAATGTTCAAAATGTGGTGGTAAGTTTTTCCACGAAGTAACATTCTTCAAAAAGATTTCTGCACTTCTTTCACCAACTGGACAAGAAGGTATTTTACCAATTCCAACTTATGCGTGTTTGGAATGTGGTAACATCAATGATGAATTTTTACCAAGCAAAAGACAACAACTTAATGATTAAGGATTATCATGGCTGCAAAAAGTTTATTTGATCATATTAAAGGTGTCACTATTCGTAAAACGAAATGGGAAGACCTTTCAGAAGAAGATACTAAATCATGGAGCAACTATATGATTGCTCGTTTCTTTTCAATGGAACCTGAATTTGTTGAAGCTATAAATGAGTTTCAAACATATTCAAATGGAATACTATCTTCAAAGGATTACTATAAACTTTTACATGATGTCCTCCCAAAAAAATCGTTCTTTCTCAAATACATAAAAGGTAAAAACAAAATAGATATTGAACCAGAAATGGTATCAGTATTCTGCAACCATTATGAATTGGGAAGGAACGAAGTCTATGGGTATATCAAATATCTGGCAAAAGAAAATCCAGATGAATTGATTGGTATACTAAAACAGTATGGAACATCTGAAGCAGATATTAAAAAATTTGAAAAACAATTAAAGACTGTAAAATGAGGAATACTAAAATGGCAATCACCGAAAGAGATTTGGGTATAAAACAATCAGAAGTTGTCACAGAAATGGAAAAGAAATTTCCTGTTATGACTGCTGAGTTTAAGCGTATTCAACAGGCACAATATGAATTGTTTTGTGCAAAACAGAGTAACTATGGTCCAGACAATATATCAATGGGTAGTTCTCTTGAACGAGAAGAAGACCGCAAACTTTCCCTACAAGGTTTGTTTTTTAGATTGAACGATAAAATAAACCGTTACAAACAAATGATTATGTTTGGATCAAAAGATGCAGTTGGTGAAAGTCTTGATGATACATTCAAAGATATTTCAGTATATGGTATTATCACACAACTTGTTCAGTCTGGCAAGTGGGGTAAATAATGGCCAACAGAAAAGTATCTTTCTCACAATATCAAATGTGGAAAGTCTGTCCTCATAGATGGAAACTGAATTACATAGATAAACACTATACGTATCAACCATCAACCGCTGCTCTTTTTGGAACGGTTATGCATGAGGTATTGCAAGAATATGTAAAAAACATTTATGAGAAATCAATCGTTGAGGCAAATAAACTTGACCTTGATGAAATGTTACACACGGGCATTCGTAGTGAATATAAAAAACTTCTCGAAGAAGCAAAGGGTATTCATTTCTCAAATGATAAAGAGTTGAAAGAATACTATTCCGATGGTGTTCAAATTATTCAATGGTTTAAGGCACATCGTGCAGACTTCTTTCAAAAGAAAGATTATGAATTGGTTGGTATAGAAGTTCCGATAAACATAGTTCCACTTGAAACTCACCCAACAGTAAAGTTAGTTGGGTTTCTTGATTTGGTAATTAAGAATACCAAAACAGGAGACATATACATATATGATTTCAAAACTAGCACGAATGGTTGGAACAAATATGCAAAGACGGATAAAGTAAAAACTTCACAGTTGATACTCTACAAAACATATTATGCAAAACAATATGGTGTTAGTCCGGAACAAATACACATTGAGTATTTAATTCTTCGGCGTAAAATAATGGAAAACGCTGAGTATGAAGCGATGAAACAAAGAGTTCAAAGATTTGAACCATCCAACGGCAAAGTTTCACAGAACAATATCAAGAAAGAAATTGCAGAGTTTATCACAACAAACTTTACGGAAGAAGGTGAGTATCGTTTGGATGTTATACAAACGCCAGATGCAGGACGTGATTATTCAAATTGTAAATACTGTGAGTTTAATAAAAACGAAGAACTCTGTCCGAAAGAAGAAAGAAATACTTTACCGTTCTAAAAATAAATCTACTATTTTCTAATGTTTTCTAAAATTAGTACATATTTATATGTATATGTTTAATCATTCGAGAATGTTGTGAACGCAAAATCAAAATACTCCA